TAATAACATCAGGACCATCAGGGAATATACCAACACCAGTAGCACTAACACCACCGCTCAATATACTTGTTCCCAAGTCACGAACCAATGATAAGTCTTGCTGAGTTACAGAACCTGAGCTACTTCCTGACTGTTGTAAGAAGAACCCGAATACTGTTTCACCACCTGCTACTGTTGTACCAACTGTATGGAAAACATATTGGCATAAACTAGAACCACCAACTGAAGACCAGTTTGGTGTGCTTGTACTTACTACCCCATTCAATACTGCTGTAATCAAGAATGTTCCGTTACTGAAAACGTCCATCTGTCGTAGAACCAACTGCATACGATTAGTTAATTCACGAATACCTAATGTTAAACCAGTAACACCATTACTTACACTAGGTGCAATGCGTAGACTCATCACCGCATTTGTTGTATTTGCAGCAATACTAATTGGGGTAACCATACCTTTAGTAAACACATATGATTTATCATCATCGAATCTACCATCCATGATCACAGAAGTACCCCAGTGACTGATTGTACTTGAGTACAATGGGCTATGTTGTTCAACTGCGATTGGATTAGTACCACTAGGTTGTGTAGGTGTATTATTAGTCAATATAAATGTACCACTACTCTGTGCAGTTACACCCAATGGTGCAAAATATACACTAACATTTGTACCATTAGCAACCGCCGCAATACTCATTGTAATACTTGTGCCAGCAACAAAACTTGTTACATATGCACCTGCTTGAATACCAGTACCAAATAAATATTGACCAACTTGTACACCTGCAGTACTTGATGTCAATAATATATTACTACCTAAAGTCGTACTACTAACTGTAATTGTACCACCTGATTGACCACGTGTACATCCAGTAAATGTAGTTGAAGTCAATCCAGTATAGTTAATATATTCGTAATTACTACTACCTTTAATTACAATACTTCCAACTGGATTAAAACCAGCCGTACTTGCTACCGTAACTGTTGTATCACTTTGTGCAATTGCATTGGTTAGTACTGTAACTGCAGGGAATGTGTTTGTTTCATAACGAGCAGGTAAGTTACCACTACGCATATAAGCTTCATAGTTAACGTTGTTGTTTGGTAATTTGTGACAATAAACAATATCACCAGTAGAGCCACGGAATCCCCAACGAATAAAACCAGCACCATACCAAGAGAAGTCTAAGTAGAACATCTGCATCTTGGTTAAGTCTATATTAAAGCCACTTATACCAGTACCATCACATCTATCAATATTCCAATTTGTTGATTGAATTTTAGTATCAATTGTTCTAGAAATAACTGCATCACCTACGTTTACAGAACCACGATACGCAGGTTGAATATTTATTGTCGTATCACTTATAATCTGATCTACCCTATAACTCATACCTTTAAGTACAACATAATCACCTGGAACCAATTGTTTACTGAATACTGTATTAATACCATTAATACCTGCACTAGTAACTGTGTTAGAACCTGCAGTTAATTGTACTAATCCTGACAACTGAAATGTACTTGCACGTTTTACCGCATACAATTGTTGACCATTGAATTCAAAGAAAATACCGTTTTGATTATCAAACATACCAACACGAGTTGCACCACCATACCAACCACTGATTGACATAACATAGTTACCACTAGCAGTTGTTTGACTTGGTGTACTTAATGCAGTATATTGAATACGATATGTATCAAGTACATATGTTACTAAAAATGTACCGTTATATGCAGTTTCATTACAACCTGATACAGTTACATATGCACCAATTTGTATATTATGTTCGTATTTTGAGTATACTGTTACTGTTGTACCAGTACTGGTAATTTGATCAACAATAATGTTTGGTTTCAAAATTGTACCAGTAGACATTTGAATACCTTTACCTGATTGATAACGGAAATATCTACGTGTTTGACGAATTAATTGTTGATTATGACTTGCAGCGTTTGTACTAAATGTTACACCACCGTCAAATGCACGATGATTAACTGAACCTAATGGGCGTACATACAAACTTGCTGATGCTATATTCAATGAACCAGTTGGTGTTGCTAGTGCATTATATATGAATACAGTTGGGCTTAAAACTGTACAAACAACAAAGCTACCATTTGGTGCATTTGTACTTGCAGTTGTACCTGTCATAGCAATCTCATTACCAACTGCTAATCCATGTGCACCAGTACATGTTACTGTAACCAAGTTGCCAGAATATGTTGCACTATACAAGGGTAAAGCTGCATTACTATATATATATGCTTGATACGCGGTGGTTGTATTGGGGTTATATATACTACCTGTCGTACTTGTATATGTATAACGACATGTATAATTGATTGTAGTCGATCCTACACTATCAATCATATATGTACCGTCAGCACCGGCAAACAATGTATCTTGTACGTTTACTGGTGTACCTGCACTTAATCCATGAGGTGCAGTTGTTGTAATTGTGATCGTTCTGCTATTACTTGTTGCAGTAACATCACTAATACTGATTGGAGCAAAGGTATTGAAATAAGCAAAAGGCCTATTATTAATCATATTCAAACTTTCCCATTTAGTACTTTGTGGGCTATATTCAAAGTCAGTATCAATTAGTGACTGTGGTTGACTTGTTCTTAGTTTATTAACTGGATCAATTAAAACTTCTTGTGGTACAAATGTTTCACTTGTTTCTTCCACTAAAATAGAAATCTTATCACTAGAACTATGTGCTGCGGTATTGTAATTTAATATAATTGTACAAGTTGGTTGTGCATTTAGTGGGTTAATAACATTGGTAATTGTAGCGCCTAATGTTGGATCACTAAAATTGTACATTACTACATTGCGAGTAACATTGGTAATTACTAGTGTCTTTGTTGACGGTGTGAACGTGTATTGTTCAGCGATTACGTGTTTTGCCATTTTTAATTAATCTCCTAATCCTATAGTAGTTGGTGAGAATGGGTATCTTCTTGTTTGGGCAGATTGACTTTGTCCAATGATAATAACAGTAGCTCTGTCCCCTGGATCTGGTGCATTATAAATAATAACATTGCTTCCAACTACTCTGTATCCTCTGTACGAATCATAATCAATCATCCATGGATAACGAATTTCCTTAATATATGGCGATAAAACCATACCATTAAGCGTTACCATAATGTCTTTTGAATCTATAAATGTATTTATGCTATTTGCTTCTTGCATTAGAGGAAATATAGTAGTTGTACTATCAAAGTAATTGCTGATATCGTTTAATACAATTGGCGGAACATTTCCACCATAATTGGTACTAATACTAACTGTATTTCCTGTGAAATCTGTACCGGTTGATCTGACTAGTGTTAATGACATTTAATATTTCCTAGATTATGAATGTGTTAATGTAGTCCATGAACCATTTATATAAGCATCAATTGTGTTTGTTGATGTATTATATCCCAACATACCATTAACACCAGAAGGACGAGAAGAATTAGTCCAAGATCCTAATGTAAAATTATTACTGACAGATAAATTAGCAATTGTACTATTTCCCGTAATTGATTCATTTACTGTAGTAAATGTATTACTTGTATTATTGAATGTTAAGCTACTACTACCAGCAACTGCACCATTATTATTGTATTGAACTTGTGTATTTCCACCAGCTGGTGCATTACTTACTGCAGGTCCCAGTGTGGTTGCTTCAATAACTGCTGAACTTGCAGGAGCACTGGTAAATGTTAATGTCGTACCACTTACACTATATGCTGACTTTGCTATAATTGTACCATTAACTGATACGATTGTAAAATTCTTATTTGTTGGGCTTGTACTGAGAGTAAATGCAGTTGTTGTACCATCACCTGTGAATGTATTGTATACTAATCCAGTTAATACACCCAAACCTGTTGCTTGCATTGTTCGAACTTCAATCAATGCACCATTAGCAGGAGTACCTGTAAATGTAACTACATTGCCAGATACTGTAAATGATGCTCTCAATTGGGGTACACCGTCTACAATACAACTTACCATATCGCTACTCAATGGAGTGTTACTGAGTGTGAAACTTATAGTTGATCCATCACCTACAAACTCATCACTAATGACACTTAATACTGCACTACCTGCAGGACTACGGGTCCAAGAATTCGTGCTTGATGCATACGTATATCTTATACCATTAACTGTTGCTACTTGTCCGTCTGAGGGTGATGTTGGGAATGCCATTTTTTAATCTCTATCTATTTAGCGGGGTAATTCTCTTATCATAATCACTGCTGAACTAGCAGGAGCTGATATAAATGTTAATGTTGTACCACTTACTGTATAATCAGTTGTGGGCATTTTAGCTAATCCAGCAACAAATACCAATATATTATTTACTGTACATCCACCTGTGACTGTAAAATTAACAGTACTTCCGTCACCTGTATAACTACGATTCACATATGTTGTACTTACAATAGTTGAACTTACAGTTGGTGTTTGAATATCTACCCAATAACTTGTAGTTCCATCATTTACATATTCATACAATACATTTGTTGTGGTGTTGTACCATTGATCACCAATATTCTTAGATCCAGGTGGTGTAGCTGATGCAGTATAGTTGAAGGTAGTTCCACTTCCTCCTCCGCCACCACTGGGTGATCCCCAACTTAAAGTACCAGCACCATCAGTAGATAAATATTGCCCTGAACTACCACCAGTAATATGTATATTTGCTACACTACCTAAACTTATGTTTGCTCCAGTAAGTGCAACATTACCACTACTAGTTAGTGTATTGCTCATTACAACAGGAGTTGTACTTGAAATAACTAAATTACCAGTACCGTCTGGATGAATTACTAAATTACCATTTGTACCAGAACCAGTAGTTAATATATTTGCTGATACATTATTTGTGACAACTAAATTACCTAATGTACCAATACTAGTGATATTTGGTTGAATACCTGTCGTCAATACTGCATTTGTATAATTAGCAGTTACTACATTACCCAAATTAGCATTTGCACCAGTTATGTTACCGGTTGCAATTATAACCCCTGTAT